CGCTTGTTGTACTCGATATTCTTCGTGTCATGGTGGATATGCTTGACCCATCCCAGGCGCCTCTGCTCCTCCGGATTCTCGTCAAACCAGGCTTTCACGCCGAAAACGATATGTCCCGTGATCTTACCGTCATAATCGTTCATCGGACAAAATTTGATTTTGCCATTCTCGTCCAGTTTCTCATATTCCCACGTTTCAGCCATTTTTCACTCACTCCCTTCTTATGTTGTCGGCAGATTGGTGTGAGTATTCAGCAGCGTCCACATCTTCACGCCGTTAACATCCGCGTACTGCAGATCAATCACGTTAATTCCAGCGGTCTGCGCCTGTGTGTTGGTGGTTCCAACCTTGACCGTGCTGTCCTCTGGCTGCAGGGTGACGCTGTAGCTGCTGCTGTACTGCATCTGGATCTCAAACCATGCACCATAGCCATCTTCAGGAACAGTCGGCAGCACAATCTCAATCGGAGCGTCCACCATCTCATTGAGACGGTACGTTACATTGCGGACCATGCCAGCGAGATGCAGCTTGCTGTGATTGTAATAGGTGTTCGCCGGTACGCTGGCCCCAGCGGTCACCTCCGCCTCGACATACGCGCCATCAACCAGCGTAAAATATCGTTTTCCGGCCGTGAATGTCGCATCGGCTGTCAGCGCGTAGGTCCATGTGACAAAAGGACCCAAATCGTAAACATAAAATGTTGTACGATAGTCAAGATTGCGAACAGCCAAATCAGTCGCCCGGAACACAAACGTCTCTGTTTGCTCTCCCCAAGCCACCGTGACCTCCTGAGATATGGATGCCACTTCGAATCGGACAGCGACATCCACATGATCGTTACCGACCGTTGCGATGTATCCCGCCGCGCCTGTGACAACCGTCTGGGAGGTCACCAGCGTCCCGGACTTCGCCGCAATCCGCGCAAACACATACCACCCGGTTTCTGTTATTCCGTATGCGCTGTATTCAGACACGTTTTCGACATATACCGGGATCCCCACGGCCTCATAGGTACGCCTGTTGAGCTGGATGCCCGTCAGGCTTGTTACCCGCTCCGGCAGACCCTCCGCGATTTCCGCTTTGTCTGCCTCCGTCAGGACATAGTCTGACCCATCCTGTCCGTTCGTAACGGTAAAAGTTGCAGTCTGCCCGGTTGACAATGTGATAGTATAGGTGTCAACAAGCCCGGCAGTCCCGGTTTTCTGAATGCTTACAATCCCCGTTCCCGTGTCTCCGTTCATCACATCAAAGCTGTGCTGTCCGGTTTTGTCTTCAATCGTGATTCTATGCCCGCCATCGATGGATTGAACGGAAACAACAGGCGAATATCCGTTATTCCCCGGATCGCCTTTCTCGCCGTCATTGACGATGGCGCTGTGTTCGCCGTACCTGTCTGTGATCGTGATCCTGATGCCGCCCTCAACCCGTTCCATGGTCACCGTGGGGCTGATGCCCTCAATAACCCGTTCTGTGTCTTCCATGGTCAGGTCAACCTGCTCCGTGTCCTCCACGGTCAGGGTGATGCTGTCACTCATGCTCGATCACCTCTTTGTACAGCACATCGGACACATTGATTGTGGCTTTCTTTGTCGCGTATGCCTGGCCCTGACTGTCAATAAACCGGATCTGGCACACCGCCTCACCTTGAGACAGCCGCAGCGTCTCATCCTGTGTCAGCGGGCACAAAACAAGACTGTATTCCTCGCCCTCCACCTCATCATTATAGGTGACGATCAGCTCCGATCCACTTTTTGTGATCTCATTGCATCGTTTGTTGTCCCTGATCGTGACAAAAACGGTTGTCTCCGTCAGATCACGTCCCGGAACCCTAAACGGGAGTGTTGGTGTTGTTCCCTGATACACCTTTTTCACCTCCAATTGATTTAAAACGTACTTTAGCTCTCATTGAAAGCCATTTCTTGAAACTTAATATAACGAAAATCGTCGCAATCTTCTGCGTAATCCGTGTCTTTGTAATCATAATTCCACGGGCATTCGCCACGCTCCGTTTTCCAGCGGCATTCTTCACACGTCATTCGTTATCCTCCTAATTAAGTTATCCTCTCAAATACCCGTTCAACAAGATTCCCAACCATATCATCAAAACCGTCAGTCTTCAAATGAGAGCAGTATATGTTGATATTATCCAGCAAATACAAGTTATCAATAGGCTTTGTCCCTTGAGGTAGTCCACTGCTGTCAGTTGCCAAAGCATAGGCAAAGTACTTTAGCTCATTGTCAATAATTTTTAGCAATGATACGTTTTTGAGATAAATACCTATTCCGTTTCCTTGTCTAGCATATTTATATATTTTATTTCGCTGGATTTTCACTGTATCTGCATTCTGAATGAGCATGAATTGACTGCTATGGTTACTCACAAAATAGCTATCACTTATTGAAATATCATTTACACCATTGAACGAAATCCCACCACTTATATTATTTCCAAGATAAAAATACAAATTGCTTATAGAAACGTCCACGGTGTTTATACAACGGATCATGTTGGCGTTCACGCATTCCGTTATATTAACCCTGTCTATCGAAATATGGGCAAGATTTTTGGAAGTATGCAGATCATCCGGTCTTGTTCCGTCAAGCGTAATAACAGGATACACTGTGCCTTCTGTGCTTTTCATATTTATGTTGGAGATAATAATTGAATCATCTGATCCGTTTTGGGACAAAGATCTATAGTCCGAAATCCTGCATAGTGTCCCACCAATGCAATTATTATTCGCAAAAATTATATTTTTGAAATAATAGTTAGACGAGGCATTAGCTCTTGCCTCAGCTCTAAAGCAGTTCGCCGTGCTTTCCAACGTGCAATTTTCGATATACACATTGATTGTGGGCTTATTAAACTTTGGCATTGCCTTTTCCGTACTGTCATACTCAGGAACTAATCCTATACAGTCATCTTCGGAATAAATTGTGCAATTGGTAATATGGACATTGTTTCCGCGCATCAGGTGAATACCGTCAGAGAATGAGCCTGCTCCAGACTGATCAATAAAGCAATTGTTTACAAAAATATTATCTCCGCTTAGAAGTATACACCATGTAGGAGTTTGCTCTTCTTCGCTTTCTTCTATCGGTGTATGATTTATAAATGTACAATCCTCAATCAGTACATTGTCTGCTCCGTTTAAAGATACGCAAATCCCACGTGATGTATCATTATAAGACTCTATACGGAGTCCTTTGATTATAAAATTCTCATCATTATTGTTTTGATCTGCTTTATTATCCGTCAATCTGAACAGCGAATATGTGTTTTTTAATACCGTTGAACCGTACCCATATATAATGGTATTTGACGGCATATTGATAGAATCATTGATTAAATATGTTTTCCCAATTCCAAGTTTTACGATTTTTCCATTTGTTGCCGCAAATTTAACAACTTCCTGCATCGCATAAGTATCATCATTTACTCCGTCCCCTACCGCTCCAAACATTTCGGGGGTAAGCACTCCGATGCTTTCAAAAGCTGTTTCATTGTTTATCAGCAAATATATTCGTACGCTTGTAATGCCTGCAGAATAGAAATATACCTTATCTGCATCATGCAAGGCCGTAAAGAAAACAGAAGTATGAGGATCAATTCCCTGAGTAATGGTATCGACATTTGCTGATGAATCAAGATTTCGTGTCCATGCCGCACACGCAACATCGCCAGTGTTTGTAAATAAATAAGTCAACCCTTTCTGTATTTTGAACAGAATTGTCGAACCAGTTGAAGCTTCTGTCTGTGTGCCAGTTGCTTCATTTTTTATTTCGTTAGCTTCTATACGAATGATTTGCGCATCTACTTCATCAATGGCCGATTCAATTGCTTCCCTTGTTTTTTTTGCATCTGCCGCCGCTCCCGGAATTGTTAACGTTGTATCAGTGTATGCATAGCAAATCAAGTTTTCTCCATCTGCTGTTCCAATGGATGCATCATTGGCTTTTGCGAGCACAAGGCGGAATTTATATCCAGTATTTGTGAGAAGCACGGACTTTGTGGTCAGCCACGTTGCGGACTTTACAAAATCTGAACCGTTCCACATGCCGATATACGTTTCACCATTATACGCCGCAATAATGTATTTATACCCAGATTGTACCTCCACAGTCCTGCAATCTGTGTATCCTGTGCGGATACGTGTACTGCTGTCGGTTTCTGTCCCTTGGGCAGAAGATATTGCCCCCATACTCCATATTATTTCTGGACTATAATCAATCGCGCTCTTTAAATCAGCGATCTTGACGTCCTGGGCGGCGCTGGCGTCCTCCACTTCCTGCAGGGCCGCGGCGATCTGGTTCGCCCAATCGGTGATGATCTGGGACGACGGCGTAATAACGGTATCGGTCTTGGACCGGTACACCACGACGATGATTCTCATCAGCGTGGTGATCGTGTTGCCGTCGATCAGCTTCAGCGTGATGCCCAGCGGTCCGGTGTAGGCCAGGGCAGACTGCGGCACCAGGATACTCGCCTGGTTCCCGCTGCGGGTGCCGGCGACGCTGACAGTCTCTCCGCTGGGCAGGACGCAGTAGCCCGTCACGGAGCCGGTCAGAGCGACCTCCGCCCCGTCCTTGTAGCACTTCACGCCGACCAGGTTACCGACCGAATCCTGCGTGAAAAAGTTCCCGTCAATATACTCCGGTTTGACGGTCCCTTCCAGGTCCCGCCGTCTCCACAGCTCCATCACTGCCATGTTCAATCCCTCCATCAGCTCAAAATCTGTACTGCCCGATCAGCCGCCGCGTCGATGATCTCCGTCAGCGCCTGGTTATCAATTTTCCCCGTTGTCAATGTCGCGTTCCGCACGGCGTACCCGGCGACCGTACTCGTGTTGGCCCTGACCGCGTTGCTCAGCTTCAGCCCGGTCAGCCTCTGCCGAATAGCATCCCATTCGGTTTCCACTACCCGCAGCTCCATATCCAGCCCGATCCGCTCATCCTTGACCCGGATAATGTCATACAACAGCGCCCGCTCCAGCGCTCTGTATCTCGCAAACTCGGCCGTGTCTCCCAGTGTCTCGAAGTCGACTGTGACCTCCGCCGTCGGGATGTCGCACCGATCCACGTCATACCGTTCCTGGGCCTTCCTGGCCATCTCCGCCTTCAGCGTCTCTTCTGTCCAAACAGTGTCCGTGCCGGTCCCGTCGTCCTTGCCAACCTGCCCCTGGACGGTCAGCTGCTGCATCCGGATCACCGGATAGTTGCTGATGTATTGACTGTCTACATAAACATCATCCAGATAAAGCTCTTCGCCGGCCTCATTCTTGGCCACCGGCACAATCCGCGTGATCAGATCCTGATCATGCCGCGTCCAGTTGACGCCTTTGATGTTTTTCCCGTATGTCAGCCGGTATCCGCGGTCCGTATTCGTCCGGCGCATGATGTACAGATCCCAGTTATTCCGTCTCAGCTCAGCGTCAAACGTGGCCACAATCCCCGAATCCGGATCCAGCAGCGCGTAGGTCAGATTCTTTCCCTTGATCGTCTTCGTGTACGTCCCGTCTGAAGCATTTGTCAGGTTGGTGTACACATTCCCGGCCGTGTACGGCGTGAACAGTCCCTCCATGCACAATTCAATCGCCCGCGCCGGCGACGCTCCGGCGATCTCTGCCTTCCGGATCAGCGACGCGCTCATGTCGTAGCTGACGTGTTCCGCCTCGACCGTCAGCGTCATCCCCCCTGTGTCCTTGGACACCTTGCGGATCCGGAACAGCTGCTCTTTGATCGTGACCGGCTGAACCTCCTCCGGCGTCTGGTGCTGCTCGTTTGTCAGCTCGCTCTGTTTGATATATCCTTCAAGCCCGCCGGTGTACGTGGCGACCTTCCACCAGGTGTCCGTGTATGCGCCTTCGATCCAGATCACCTTTGTGCCGGCGCCCATGGTCGCGATGACCGTGCCTCCGCCGGTTGTGCCTGGGATCTGATGCCACCATGGACTGTCAAACGGAGGTATGAACCGCTGGCCGCTGTTCTCGTCAAAATAATCGCACTGCCAGTTCCGGTTCGATATCGTCACCTTGGCCCCGACGGTATAGATCGTGCTGGCGTTCCACTCCTGATAGCTGACCGATCTCGGCTCGCTTGGATCATCCCGAAGCTTCGCGTTCGCGATGGTTTCATAAATCCACAGCTCCGATCCGCTGTAGGCGTTCTCCATCGTTTCCCATTGAACCGGCGCTTTGATCAGGTTCCCTTCGACCAGCCACCGCCACTTCCCGCCGGGATCCACCGTATGCACCATCGTCAGATTATAAGCCCCGGCTGCCACCTGATGCAGCCGGCAGCTCTCTGGCGTCAGCACACAGTCGCCGATTTTTGTGTAGTCCCGGCTGGCCATCCCGTCAAAAACACTGATCACAGAAATCTCTCCCTCTTTGTGATCTCAATGGAGCTCCATCCTGATCCGCTGACGTAATTCCCGGTGCCTGGGCGCAGGACAGGGAAATCTCCGCTTGCCCACGGCGCCATGCTGACGCGCATGTCACTGCTCAGGATTTCCATCCCGTCACTGTCGATATAAAGCGCCGGGCCCACATTTGTGACCGTCATGCTCTCCATGCTGGTTGTGCTGCCGTCGCTGTGGCTGACTGTCAGCGTCACAGCCGCGTCGCTTGTTGTGAGCTTCCAGAGCGGTTTGCAGACCACGTCGCCGTTGTTCACGATACTGCCGGCTGCGCTGATCGTCTCCGGACGTTCCCATAGCAATTCCTTGAAGGGCTGACAGTAAAACTGGACCTGTCCGCGCCATGCGTCCAGGTATTTGCTGACCTTGTCCAGCGTGATCGCGCCGATCACCCGCGCCATCTGCCGGCGGTCCGGCTCGCTGGATGTCGTCAGGTATCCGGCTCCCCGCAGCCACGAGAGCACGTTCCGCACATTGAGTGCACCCTGCACGGAGATCTCCGCCGTCTGGATGTAGCTGTTGAAAATATCGTCGCCCTCCAGCCGCGTCAGGTCTCCCGCCCGGCCCGGGATCTGGACATGTTCAACCCGCTCTTCCGGCCGGACCAGTCCGATCGGGCCGACCAGCCGAACGCCCATCTCCCGGCAATCCCTGCCGTTAAAAATGAAATAGCTCTGGCCCATGCCATTACCTCCACCAAACCGCCAGGAGGATCAGGATGATCCCCGCGATGTTAATTGTCAGCACGACGTCTGCAGGATCCATGCACTCAACCTCCGCCATAGCTGTTTACCGTCCGCCGGTTGGCTGCAGCCATCGCATCAGCCAGGCCCTGGGCGTCCGCGCCGTTGTTCATGATCATTTTCTCGACATAAAGGTTCGAATTATAGCTCCGGCTGGAAACCTCCCGTGCCGGCACCACGCGCTCACCGCGATGGAGCAGTGCGGGGTAGTTATCAAACGGCACTGCCCACAGGCCGTTGGCATGGAGGCCGAACAGGCTTGCCAGCCCGTTGCCAAAATCGCGTAACAGGCTCATCGTGCCTCCGCCCGTCGCCCCGCCGTATCCGGTCCCGGATAAAACCGGCTGCACCTGTACCGGCACAATGCCGATCTGCTCGGCGATGTTTGCCGCGGCTGTTTCCGGCACACTCGGTTCCGTTGGGATTTCGACCTTTTCGTTACCCCACAGTTTATCCCACTCATCCAGCAGTTGCCCTGGTTTGCCCAGGATGCTGCTGTTGCTGGCGCTGTGATCCTCTGTCCATTTGTTCAGGCTGTCAGCATACATCTGGCCAATTTCGCCCCAGTACGATGTCTCCCAGAAATCATTCCAGTTCTTTTTGACCTCCTCGACTTTCTCATTCCACGCGGTCTTAACTGCTCCGAAGAAATCCCCTGTGTTCCTGGTCTCCTGGCCGATCCTGGTATTGTTCACAGCATAATCCCACAGAGCCGCACCATTCAGCGGGCCGCCAATCCACTCGCTGACAGCTGACAGTTTGTCTCCTGCCCATTGCCACGCTCTTTTTAGTCCGCCTCCGCTTCCTCCACTGCCGGGTGTGCCAGCTTCTGCGCCGCCGCCTTTCAATCCTCTCAGCCCTGACATCAGTTTCAGAGCCGTAAGGACATCTCCAGATACTTTCAGCAGACCAAATCCGCCGGCAATCACTTCCAGCCCCTTCAATACGTCGCCCTTGTGTTCAGCAATCCACTCAAACCCAGTGACCAGCTTATCAAATACCGTCTGAAAGTTGTTAACCACGTCCTTCGGATCGATCTTCCCCAGATCCTCAAATAGCGTGCTGACGCTCTCGCTCATCTCCTTCAGGGCTTCTTTCCCTTCCGGAGTGTCCAGGTATTCCAGCACGCTGCCCAGCAGTCCATTCAGCGCTTCCGCCGCACCGGTTAGGGAAGGTGCAAGCGCGGCCCATCCCTTGTTGGTCAGCGTTTCAACGTTCCCCTGAAGCTCCGCTACCTTGTCGTTCAGCTCCGCCAGGTCATTGACTTCCTGCTCAGTGTTGACTTTGACTCTGCCCAGCGCTTTCTCATATTCAGCCCTGCTGTCGTATTTGTCGAACAGCGGGACCAGCTCTTTCCAGCCTCTACCGAAAATCGCCTGCGATGCCGCCTCCTTGTCGTATGCATCGCCCATGTGCATCAGAGCGTCGCCGATCTCCCAGAACAGATCCGCTGGGTCCTTTCGCTGCACGATGTCCATGGACTCGCCGGTGACCGTGGCGATCGCAACGCCCAGCTCCCGGAAATACTGCAGTGTGTCCTTGTTCCCGTCGCCGATGTTCTTGTTCAGCTTCGTCTGGCTCCGCAGCATGGCGTCCACCGATGTGTCCATGCCGTTCTTAACCAGCTTCTGCATCCGCAGGAACCTTTCCGGGTCGATGCCGTACATCAGCGCCATGGTCGATGAATCGTCCGCCCATTTTGCGGAGTTCATGACATTGTCCCAGATCTTCTCGCCCAGGTTGACCGCGGCCCCCGCAGCTGTCTGCATGGCGCCGGTAATCCGGTCGATCCCGCCGATCACCTGGTCCAGGCTGATCTTTTTCCCGATCCCGTTGACCGCTGCCGTCAGACTTCCTGCGCTGCCCGTGGCTCGTTCCTGGCTGCCGTCCAGGTTATCGATCGCGACCTTCGTCTCGTTCATGGCCGCCTGAGCGTTGTACAGATCCCGCTCAAGCTTCTGGTATTCCACCGACGTCGGTGAAACGCCGGCCTGGCGCATCTTCTGCAGCCCAGCCTGCAGCTGATTGGCCAGGCTCTTCTGCTGGGTCATCTTCGAGTTCAGAATCTCCAGCTTCTGGGACATGTAGGTTTCCGCGTCCCCGCCGGCTTTAAAGCTGGCCTCGTTGACCTTCAGCGCGGCGTCCAGGGTTTTAAGGCTGGCCTGGGCTTCGCTTACGCCCTGCTTAAAGGCGCTCGCGTCCGCGCCGATTTTAAAGTTCACCCCTGCCATCTCTTAGCCCCCAATCGAAAACATGCTGTCATATCTCATCCGGTAGTAATAGTAGTCGAGCACTTCGCCCGGCCTCATCCGGTTCACTTCTTCTTTCTTCAGCCCGGCGATCAGTCCGCACGAAACGATCCGCCGGTACGTCATTTCGCTGGCGCTTTTTTTCTCTCTTCCTCCGCCACCATGACGTCGATCTTCTGTCCCGCCTGTTCCTTCTGTTCCTCTTCCGCCACTTCGCTGCGCATGCCTCTGTTGATCTCCAGCGTTGCCAGGATGGCAAAGCCGACAATCTCCGCCGGCCGCATGTGCCGCAGCACCCATTTTTCTGTCAGATCCGGTTCCTGTCCCTGCTCTTCCAGCCCTGCGTTGCCCAGGATCTCGATCAGCGTTCCGAATTTTTTCAGCTTCTCCGGATCCGTCGCCACGCTCATGGCCCAGCTCTCCGGGTCCTCCTGATCCGCCAGATGCAGTCCGAAAACCTCGTCCCGCAGCTGCGCTGCCGTGCATCCGATCCGCTCCTGGATCGCGATCATTTCCCAGCTCGTGAAATACAGCGGGATCGTCCGCCCGCCCATCGTGATTTCTGTCATTTTCCCAGATCTCCTTATTCAAATCATCAACACTTCATAATCAATCCGTAAAACTTCCTGATCGATCATGAAAACTTCAACATTTCAATCCACAAAAACGGGGAACCCATCGCTGGATCCCCCGTATGTGTTCCGCCGTCCTCCGATCAGGGCGTATAGTTGAGCACGGAGTTGATCTTCGCCTTGGCGTCCGCCAGCGTGTTGAAGTTCCCGTGCCACTGGTATTTCAGTTTTCCGCTTCCGTCGATGTCCAGCGGAACCGCCCGGCCATTCAGCGTCGGATGCCCCCATGTGGTCTGTCCTTCTCTGGTCTGGCTGTTGTGCGTGTTCTCGTTGAAATGGATCTTGACGGTGATCCAGACTTCATAGCTGAAGCTCTGGGCGTTCTCGTCCAGCATCTTCTCGATGTAGCCGAATCCTCCGTAGGGGCTCGGCGCGTCCGTGATCCACTGGCCGCCCATTTCCTGGCTGCCGGCCTCTTCGCCCAGCACCGCGATCCGCGCGTCATTCCGCAGGCCAGTGCTTTCGAAGTCGATGGTCATGCCCGTCGCGCCGTTGTCCTCCGCTACGACGCGGTTGTCGCCGTAGTCAGATCCGCCGTTGCGCTCGAATGTCACGGTAGCGGTCCGTGCCTCCATCAGCCGGACGCCTGTACCGTAGGTCGGCATGCTGCCCTCCGTGTGGCTCATAAGCGGAGCCCAAATCGGGTACATCATTCCAACCCGCTGTTTCGGATTTCCTGCTGCCATGTTCTATCCCTCCTGTTGTTAATCTCCGTATTTCCATCCATTCTCGGCCAGGTCCTTCCAGCTTCTGTAAGTCCGGCCGCTGTTTTTCCCGACGACCGCCGCGGCCTGGTTCAGAATCTCCGTGGCCTTTGCATCGAATGCGCTTTGCGCTTTTCCGGCCGCCTGCCGTGTGGCCTTCCGGAAAAACGGCTGTTTGTCCATGAATGATGTTCCGCTGTTGATGGAGTTGGCGATCAGCGGAATCGGCTTTGCGTTCTTTGAGCCCTTGCCCGCCTTGCTGGCGTGCATGACTTTCCCGGTCGTCTCGTCGTACCGGTAATTCGTCCTGGCTTTGATGCTCCGCCGCCCGTCCACCAGCGCGTATCCGGAATTGTTGAATCCGATGCTGGTGTTGACGCTCAGGCCGTTGTTTTTGAATTTCGCGATGCCGGCCGCTCCGGCGCCCTGCAGCGCCGCCTTCTCCTCCGGGGATGGTCTCCGTTTTCGTCCGCCCGCTGCGTACTTGAACGGTTCCACGGCAATCCCGTTGACTGCCCCGCTGACCGCGTCAGCGTATACTCCGGCGGCTTCATAAAGCCCGCCTGCCGCGGCTCCTCGCCCGGCTGCTCCGAGCTGGTCCATCGCACTGACCAGCTCGCTCATCCCCTCGGTAACGCATTTGTATGCCATTCAGCCTCACCCCAGAACCTCGAAGCTCCATTCATAGTGAAACAGGCCCGTTTCGCGTTCCCATCTGCCACATGTTTCCATCTGCCAGCATCCGTCGCAGTGCTCGGCCAGCACGGCCTCGATCTGGCTCGGATACCCTCCGCCGCGTTTGTCGCTGCAGTAAAGGTCGACGCTTCCTTCCCAGGCCCGCGCCACTTTCCGGTTGTCGCCGTGATCGGAGCTCGCCTCGAACTCCAGCGCGTAGGTGATGTAGTCGCTTTTCGGCCTGGTGGTCCATCCGTTCTCCGCGCACGGGATCCCGATGGCCTTCAGCGCCGTTTCAAGCGCCAGATAATCCTCAGGCATCGTCCGTCACCTCCGCCGCGTTGCCGTCCCATGGCTGGCATGTCAGCAGCACGCCGTTATACTCTCCGCCGACTTTCCGGATCACCCGGTACCGCTTGCCGTCATATTCCAGGTCGCGCTCCCCGCGGTAGTCCCGCTCGTAGTGGATCAGCAGCCGCATTTCCGGCAGCAGCCCCTGGCCGGTTGCCTGGTAATGTTCCGTCAGCCCGACATCCTTCTCCGTGCATTTGACCTTCCGCCTGGTTTCGCCCGGAGCGCTTCCGGCCTCGTGGGCGTCCGGATTGTAGGCGATCAGCACACAGCTGCTCAGCTTCTCCATCCCATCACTCCCCGTAGTCCGTGTAGTCCCCGGAAACCCGAAGGTTTCCCTTCATGCTCTCGTAGGCCTTCAGCAGGTTGTCGTAGTTCGGCGGATTCCCGATCCGCATCGCGCACCAGGTGCCGATCGCCGTGATGATCAGCTCATCGTCCATGGTGCTCTCGTCAGTCACCGCGCCGGTTGTGCCGTCGATGCTGATTTCGATTTCTCCCGGCAGGATGATATCCGCCGTCCGTGTTAGATCCAGCGCCGCGGCTTTGATCTGTGTCACGATCTCCGCGTCATAATCGTTCCCGCTGATCGGCAGCATCCGTTTCACTTCCGCGAAC